CGGGCTGCGTTGCGCTGGATCTCGAGCGCGCGGGCGTAGGCTGGCCAGTCGCTCGGCGGGTGCGGGTCGTCGGCGAGCTTGGCGTCTGTTTCGGGTGTGGGTTCGTTGGTCATTGTGGTGTGGGTTATTTCTTTTTGACGTAGCAAAGCAGCGCGGTGTTGAACTCCAGAAAGAACTCTCGAAACGTTCCTTCTTCGCGATCCTTTTCGACGATGATTTTTGCCGGTATCATTCCAGCGGTGGACTTGCCTTCCTCTGCGGCGCGCTCCATTTCGATATTCCGCCACACGACAAGCACGTTGTCGGCGTTGTCGCGGATGTGCCCGCTGCCCTTGATGTCGTGTCCCTGTGGTGCGTCTGCGCCGGGAGATTTGCGAGGGTGCGCGATTAGGTGAACATGCACGCCGGTTGCGCGGCTGTATTCCGCGAGGTCGGTCACGAATTTGTTTTGCGCTGGGTAATCTTCCTCCAGTCCTTCCACGCGCATGAGTGAGTCAATGACGAGGTGCGCGATGCCGTAGCGCGCGTGCGCGTAGTTGATCATCTCGAAAAGCACGTCGCGCGAAATGCCGCCCGTCTTGTCGCAGAATAGAAGATGCTTCGCCATTGCTTGCGCCATTTTCTTTGCGTCCCCTTCGTTTGCTACTCTCGCGCCGAGTGCGATGATAATCCGGCGAAGAACTTTCGCGGGCGTCATTTCCAAGCTGATTATAAGCGACGGCCTTTTCGTCTGCATCGCAAGGTGAATCATCGCGTAGTTCACCACGCTGCTTTTGCCGTGTCCGCTTGTGCCAGTCCAAACGGTAAGCTCGCCGGGGCGAAAGTGGAACGATAGCGCACAGTCCCGATGATGCACGGTCTGCGGGATCGTGTGCCCGAGCATTTCCTCTGTGCGAAAGAACTCCCGCGCGCACGCTTCGCCGAAATGCCCTGCGTCGAACAGGTGCGCGACGGTCGGATATTCGGACGAATCCAGCCAGCGTCGCGCGTCGTATGCCGTGACGTGCTGTTTCAACGCGTCGTTCGCGTCCTTGTGCGGGAATTTCACCACGCGCACGCGATGCTTTCCGAGCCGAGAGATAGCCGTTGCAAGTGCGGCCTCGGTCTTTCCGTCGTTGTCAAAGCTCAGATAGATCGTCTTGAACGGTTCCAAGTTGTCCCATTCAAAATCGATCCACGTTTGCCCGCTTCCGTTCGGGATGCTGAGTGCGGGGATTCCCCATTGCGCCCACGTCATCGCGTCAATCTGGCCTTCGCAGATCAGGATTTCGCGGGCCTTGTAATTCTCCGGCGTGAGTGACTGCCAGCCCCAAAGCGAGGGCGCTGCGTCCTTGTCCTGCCACACCTTCTTGCGGCCCTTGTCATCCAGCGCGAGCGCCCGATAGGAGCGATTGAGCAACACTCCGCTTGGCGAGTAGGACGGAAACACGATGGCTCGCCTTTCAGCGTCGCCTTGCACGCGGTAGCGATTCACGATTTCCGGCAGAAGCTTCCGCTCGTCCACCATCCAGTGCATTGCCCTCCCGTCCGCGCTGATTGCGGGCTTGTCGTCCTGCGGGCGAGTGTAAGACTTGGCCGGCGCTTCTTCCACGATGCCGAGCCAGCCCTTTGCCTCGGTGATGGCTTGCGGGAGCGAGACGCCCTTGACCGCGCACCAAAGGTCAAGCGCGTCGCCTTTTTGTTCCTGCCCGTTCCAGTCGCACCAGTTCCCGGCGTAGGTGCCGGACAGATGCACGGAAAGGCTTTTGCCGCTTTCGCCATTCACGCCGCCGACGTGCCACGCAGCGCCTTGCTGCCGTCCACCCGGCAAAAGGTAGGTGACGAGGCCGAGCATGTTGCCCGCGAGCCGGGTTGAGACTTCTGCCGCTGATATTTTCGCTTTCATTCCTCGAAGATTTCCTCCAGTTCACCCGGCGCGCATGGCGGGCGGTTTGCTTCTTCCAACATCCGCTGTAATTCCTCGGCCTGTTCCCGTGCGGCTTTGTCGCACGCAGCTTTGCGCCGTTCCTGTTCGGCGCGGTCGTCTGCCGTCATTTGTCGCGACGGGGCGGATGCTGTTGAAATTGTTCGCGTGTCCGAAGATGCCCGGTTGAGCCAGTTCGTGAAAAAGCGGCGAGTGCATTGCCGTGAATTTGTTTTGCACCACACTTCCGCTTTTGACAGTTCTCGCTTCACGTCCAGATGCCGATAGGCCTCTGCCGTTTGAAGCTGTTCCATCCATTCCGAATCACTTGCTGACGGCCTCGGTTTCGAGGCTTTCCCTGTTCCCTGTTCCCTGTTCCCTGTTCCCTGTTCCAGCGGGGATGAGTCGGGGATAGGTAGGGAAACGGTCGGGGATGAGTCGGGGAACGTAGCTAACTCCTTGAGTTTGCTAGTCTTAAACTTGTCTCCCTTTTGGTGTTTCGAGAAATTCACCACATGCCCAACTTCCCTCCCTTCTTGGTCAATTCCGATCCTGATATACCCTATACCGGACAGCTCCCCGACCGCTCCCCGAATCGTCCCCGAGTCGTCCACGAATGGGAAAAGCGCGGCGCGTATCAGGATCGGGTTGGCGTAGAAATACCCCTCGTCGTCCGCAAGATTCAGCAGGCCGATTGCCATCAGTCGCGTGAAATGTGGCAGGCGAGACAGAGTTTCGTGCGCCCAAAATTCCGGCTTCAATGTGCGGATTCTCATGCCTCCTCCAATCCGGCCTTGGCCTGCAACGTCCACGTCTCATGCCAGAGCGTGTGACACTCCCGACACAGCGCAACCACGTCCTCGGGGCGCTCAAAGCCCCTGCGGTTGTAATTGGTGTGATGCACGTCTTTTGCGTCCTTCCCGCAAAAGCACTGGTTGAGGTATCGCTTGATCGCGACAAGCCTGACTTCGTTCCAGTGCTCCGTTTGCAGGTATTCCGCGTAGGGCATCGAGCGCAGCACAAGCACGCAAATGGCGGCGCTCTTTCCGGCTTCGTCCTTCGGCAAATCCTCCCATGTCAGCTTCTCAACCGGGATTTTCAGCCACGGTTCTTTTTCAGTGAATCGGCTTTTCATATTACAAAAAATGCGCCCCCTACTGTGGGACGGAGCGGAGAATTTGCGCGGCCAGCCGAAACTGGTTTTTGCACTCCGCCCCACAATAGAGGGCGCTTGGTTTTTCGGGTTATGTTCATTTGCGCTCACGGTTTTCTCAGGACCGGCCTTTCGGCACCTTCTATCTATCGCATCCCCGCGCCCATTGCAAGCGCAATCTCGCGCGTGCGCGGGCGTGGCGGGGCGGGGTGGTTCTGGGTCATTCCTGCAAAAGCTCCTTCACGCGGGCGATGAGTTGCTCCTTGGTCTCGCTGTCCGTGGTCACGATGTCGCGCACGTCGCGGATGCGCTGCCATGCGAAGCACAGGTCGGATTGGTGCGCGGTGTGGTTGTCGGTGGAGTAGCTGCCGCAGATGTAGTGCCTCCTGCGCGAGGTAGGTTCCTGCTGCCTGTCCTCAGCGACTCCGTAGGAAGGGCAGCTCATGGCAGCATCCTTTCCGCCCACTTCGCGAAATTCGCGCGGCTGCTTCTACGAGCACCACTGTCGGGGTTGTTCCAGAGCACGCTCAGGTCATCCACGGCGATAATGCGACGCCGCGTAGTCCAGCCATTGCGATGATAGCCTTCCCAGACTTGGCCGGGCTTGAGGTCGAGTGGTGGTTTTTTCATAAAATCGGGTATTTCGTCCAGTCCACATCGAAGGCGGCAGCGGCGAGCATCTTGGCCAGCGGCTCCACTGTGGCGGGGCGGGGTGGGTCTGGGTCATAGGAAAAGCTCCCCCTGCGGGTGCTGCTCGGCCCCGTGGCAGGCCGGTGAATACCAGATGCACTCCTTGTCGGTCGTCTTTGCGCCGCCGTAGGTGAGCCTGCCGCGCGACCACTCTACGGCATCCCATCCGGCCAGCGTAGGGTGGTCGCCGATGTGCCCGCACAGCGCGATCCGAAGTTGCGCGTTGTCGCGTGCCCATGCTTCTACGGCATCGGCAACCGGCGCGGCTTCACCGTAGAGCCGTTCGTATGCGCGATAAGGCGGGTCGAGGAAAACTGCCGTGTCATCACCGCCGAAATGGTTGTTAAGGCAGCGCGACCAGTCGCCATGCACCACGCGGACACGCTCCAGCCTGTCGGCGAGGCGGTGCAGCCATGCCCATGCTGTGCGCCCGCAGGAGGTGAGAAGCGCGTCGTATCCCATCCCCGCATCGCTCGCATGTGGGATTTGGCCGATAGCTTGCACGCCCCGCCCCGCATCGCTCGCATGTGGGATTTGGCCGATAGCTTGCACGCCCCGCCCCGCATCGCTCGCATGTGGGATTTGGCCGATAGCTTGCACGCCCCGCCCCGCATCGCT